GAATCTGAGTTCTTATCAGATACTTATGAGGAAACAACTGGAAGTGGGGGTTCGATCAGGTGTGGAATCGAATTTGATGCCAAAGGTGAGCGGGTTGCATACCACGTTTATAAAGCTCATCCTGGAGAATCCTTTATCTCAACTGGTCTTAATATAGATAAAATAAGAATTCCGGTAACGGATATTGTTCATGTATTTTTACCTACGAGACCCGGACAATTACGGGGGCGTCCTTGGTTGTCTTCTGTTATGACCCGTTTAAAACAACTTGATGAATATGAAGATGCTGAGTTACTTCGCAAAAAAATTGCGGCCATGTTTTCCCTCTTTGTAGAGACCCCAATTGGTGATTATGCTCTTGGAGATTTAATAGGGTCTCCTGAGACAATACAGACTGCTACTGGTGAGGAGACCAATATCATGCTTGAGCCTGGCATGATACATAAACTCCGGCCAGGAGAGAAGGTAACTGTGGCGGCCCCTGCTGATCTTGGGGACAATTTTAATGTCTGGATTAAAAACGTATTACGGTCTATAGCTGTTGGAATGGTAACAACGTATGAACAGCTTTCCGGTGATCTTGATGGTGTAACTTTCTCTTCTATCAGGGCTGGCTTGATTGAGATCAGGCGAAAGCTTCGACAAATTCAAAAGAATATAATTATATTCCAGTTCTGCCGTCCAGTTGCGCTTAAGTGGCTTGATTATATGGTTATTACTAACCAAATAAATATTCCTGATTACTTTACTGAACCCGATAAGTATAGTAAGATAATCTGGTTTGTGGATGGGTGGGCTTATGTGAACCCATTAGAGGACGTGCAAGCGGACAAATTGGCTGTACGATGTGGTTTTAGGTCAAGAACACAGGTAATTAACGAGCACGGAATGTCAGAAATTGATCTTGAGAATGAAATTGATTCTGAGAACTCCCGTGCAGATGAAAAAGAATTAATTTTTGATAGTGATGCCAGAAAAGTAACTAATGCGGGTATTGCTCAACTTGACCCCGAACAACAGGCACGTATACAACAAGGAAACCCATTTAATGCTGTTACAAAGGAGCAATCTCCGGATGAGCCTATTAAGGCAAAAGAGAAGCCTGTAAAGAAAGCTGCTAAAAATAAACAAGGGGGAGGTGAGAAGTAATGGAGTATTTACTACGGCGTGTGTTTGATACCCCTTTATTAATATTACCTGAAAAATTGGAAGTAATAGCTACTTACTTGTTGGAGAGACAAGCAGGTAAAATATCTAAAACAACTGCTTTGGGTATTTCACAGGATAAATATAACAACAACTTATCTACAAGGCTACAGAGTAGCGTAAGCCGTGTTTTAACCTCTGGAGCTGCGGTGGTTGATGGGATTGCAGTTATTCCGGTACTGGGGACACTTGTTTATAGGGGAGGGTTAAACCCTATATCCAAGATGACAACGTATGCCAGTTTACAGAATAAAATCCAGGAAGCGGTAGAGGCCCCTGACGTAAGTAGTATTTTACTGGATATAAACAGTCCGGGGGGAGAGGCTAACGGTGTCTTTGACTTAGCTGATTATATATATTCGGTCAGGAGTAAAAAGAAAATTGTAGCTGTTGCAAACGAGGTAGCAACATCAGGGGCTTACCTTATAGCCAGTGCTGCCAGTCGGGTATTTCTTAGTCGGACTGCAAGTGTAGGTAGTATTGGTGTTATAATGATTCATAAAGATATCTCAGAAGCTTTGAAAAGGGATGGTGTTAAAATTACAGCCATCTATGAAGGATCTCATAAGATAGACTTAGCCCCTTTCGAGCCTTTAACAGAAAATGCCAGAGAAAGGGCACAAATAACTGTTGGGTGTATATACGATTTATTTGTAAACACAGTAGCCAGAAATAGAAATATTACTCAAAAACAAGTGAAAGGGACGGAAGCAGCTATTTATATGGGAGAAGAAGCCTTAAATGGTAAACTTGCAGATAAAATCATGACGACCAGAGCAGTTTTTGAGTCTTTACGGGCCTTAAAAAATGGAGGTAAGAATAAAATGTATGTAAGTAATATAAATATACCCATAGAAGCTGAGAATCTTGAGGCTGACTTGGAGACTATTGGTAACATCGAAATACCAACAAAAGTGGAATCCTCGGTGGTGGTTACTCCGGTTAGTACTCCCTTACCAGTTTTACCCATTGAACCTGTTTCGCCCCCTGTTCCGAGTTCTTCAATATTAGCTATAAAAGCTGAACGGGAACGAATCAACGCTCTTTACGCTATTTGTGATAAATTTGGGTGTACGGCATCTTTCCTGTCTTTTGTAAATAAAGGAATTAGTATTGATTTAGCTAAAGAAGTAGTCTCTTTGGCTATGTCAGCTAAGGAGACCATACCCCCTGTGAATGTTTCTGCAAACGGGAACCAAGCGCAAAAAGAAAACCCGTTAATAAGTAACGCAAAGAAGAGACAAGCCGGATTAGTATAAGTATAAAACACTTATTTAGGTAATTTACTTATTTAACAATTAAAATTTATTAATTTTGGAGGGGTTAGATAATGCCCTTAGACTTGAGTGAAGGTTATAAACTTAATGATGTTTTAAAACTTGAAGCAGAAGGGTTGCACTCCAGGGATCAGATTGTTGTCCTTGCAGGACAATCTTTATCTGTTGGGTCAGTATTAGGAAAAGTAACCGCTGGGGCTGTGCCCACAACCGGTACGGCTGGTGCTGGTAATACAGGTAACGGTACTTGTACTGGCGTCGTTGGTGCGTCTAAAACAAAACCAGGGACTTATGTACTTCGTTGTATTGTAGCTATTGCCAATTCAGGAGTTTTTAATGTTATTGATCCGGAAGGAAACACACTGCCTATTGTTACTGTTGGAGTTGCATATCCTATAGTAGCTGCGGAAAACGACCAGATCAGCTTTACAATTAATGACGGTAGTGCTGATTTTATAGTTGGGGATGTTTTTACTATACTTGTGCCTGTTGGAGGTGGTCAGTGTCGTGCCATTAATTTTAGTGGTGTAGATGGATCTCAAAAAGCAATAGGTCTTTCTTATGCTGTTTATAATGCTGCTGCATCTGGTGAGAGAACCCGTACTTATACCTCTGGGGGCACTTATGTTGTTATCCCTGGTGATACTATTACAGGGGCAACTTCCGGGGCTACAGCACGTGTTGTAAAGGTCACAATCGCAACGGGTGCGTGGGCCACAGGTGATGCGGCTGGTACACTTACCCTTGATGATCAGGTAGGTACTTTCCAGTCAGAAAACCTTAATATAGCCGGTAACTTAAACGTGGCTACTATTGCGGGTGATTCTTCTGCGGTGGCTGCGTCTGATATAGGCGGCGTAGCTATTGTCAGAGATGCAGAGATTGTTGCTTCAAGGATGGTGTGGCCTTCGGGTGCAACTGCTGCCCAAAAAGCGGTTGCTGTTATTCAACTTGCGGCACTTGGTATCATAATACGGACTGAGGGCTAACCTGGCTTTGTTTTGTTTTTTTTTATAAATTGGAGGTGAAAAGGAGATGTTATTAAATCCTTTCGCAACAGATGCTTATAATGTAGTAGCATTAGTAGATGCTTTAAAAATATTACCTAATAATTATGGTAGACTTCGGGAGCTTAAACTATTTCCTGATAAAGGTGTGCGTACCAGGACTATTTTGATTGAGCGGGCCAATGATGTTTTAAATATTCTTACAACTATGCCTGTTGGCTCACCTGGGCAAAAATTAAATCGTGGGCTTCGTGATATCAGGGCTTTTGTTATCCCTCATATCCCTGCTGAGGACGTTATTCTACCATCCGAATATGATTCTGTTCGTGCTTTCGGGACTGAGGACACTACAGATACTGTTGCTGCTATTATGAATGACCACTTACAAGCAGCTAAAAACAAGTTCTTAATTACATTTGAGTATTTTCAGATGGGGGCTTTAAAAGGAGTTGTATATGATGCTGATGGGTCAACTATAATCTATGATTGGTACAAAGAGTTTTTATATACCCGTAAAGAAGTAGATTTTGTACTTGGAACGTCTACAACTAATATTAAGGCTAAATGCCTTGAAGTAAAAAGACACATTGAACTTAATCTACAGGGGGAGATTATGACTGGTATCCGTGTTCTTGTGGATAAGGACTTCATGGATGCCTTTACCGAACATGCTGTGGTTAAAACAGCTTATGAGCGTTGGAGAGACGGAGAAGTGTTTAGATCTGACACACGCAAAGGATTTGATTTTTGTGGCCTTACTTTTGAAGAGTATGAGGGTACTTGTACTACGTTTAGTGGTGTGGCACGTAAATTTCTTGCGTCTAAGGATGGTGTGGCATTCCCAGAGGGTACTCAGACCACTTTTGCGAATTATAATGCTCCGGCTGATTTTATGGAAACTGTAAATACAATGGGATTGCCTTTGTATGCTAAACAAGAGGAACGTAAATTTGGGCGTGGAATTGACCTACATTTACAGGCAAACCCACTTCCAATATGTAAACGGCCTAATATCTGTGTTCGTGTTTTTACCAGTACGGTTTAATTAAGGGGGCACAATAAATGTTCCCAACTATAAAGTCATTAACATTATTAACAAAAACACAAGCACAGGGGGCACAAGAGTTTGCTTCTTTGGGGGTCTTTGATTCTGCCAGATTGCATCAATTGGCAGTATTTACAAGTGCTACCCCTGCTGCTGGTGTTCTACAGGTGGCAATAAAACCTGTGGATTCATCTTCTTATATTACATTAAGCGACACCATACCATTAACGGCAGCCCCTGTAATTTACCAGTGGTATGGGTTCGCTGCGCAATTACAAGTAACCCCTATAGGTTTTGATGCAGATAAAACGTACTCTGTTTACTTAACTATAGGAGATATTTAATGTTTAATGATGATCAGAGAATGTCCGTTTATCCTACTTGCCTGGTTAAAGTAATTTTACACCCAGAGAGGTTAGTTGAAGCCAGGTTGGAAGATTCAAAAGCACAACGGATTCTTGATGAAACCGGTAATTGTATTTTATCCACTAAAGGGGAATTTCTATATGATGACCCTTGACATGCTATATAAGGATAAATAATGGCATTTACTGCTGTAAAGATACAAGCTATACAGGATATAATGGCTATCATGGGCACTGCTGCTTTATTTATACCCTATGGTGGGGGTGCTTCTGAGGCTGTTACAGTGTTTCTGGACACAAATACAATACTAGAGCCTTCTGTTACTATGGAGGCTCTGGTACCTGTTCCTACTCCTACAATTTGTGTTATAGAAGCTTCTTTATCCAGGAGACCAATCAGGTATGATAAATTCCAAATAGTGAGCACAAGTGTTTATTATACTGTCCAGGCAATTGTAAATGATGATGGGTGTCTATTAACTATTTCTGTTTCTTCTTAACAATGTTGTAAAGATAGGTAAACAGTATGTACTATACTCGTTCTATTATGTTTAATGAGCAACAATTAAAAGAAGTAGAGACTCTGTTTGGCGGCTTAGGGAATAATGCAAAGGTTTGTGTAATGAGGGCTATTAATAGAACTATGGTGGGAAAAACAAAGACAGGAGGCTCACGTAAAGATATCAAAGATATTATGTTGCATAAAGTTAATTTACAATCTGAGTTTTTTAAAAAGGGGTTTTTTGGTCGGGGCTTTTCAAGTAAAGAGACCTTTGAAGTTGAAAAAGCTGATTGGACAAAACTGGTAGGGATAATCCGAGTGCAGGGGGCAAACATCCCAATGATTTACTATTCTAATCAGCGGGGAGAGCGGGCATATACACCTGGTAAAATATCCGTACAGGTTTTAAAAAACCGAGGCCCTTATACTTTAAAACATGCTTTTATCCCTAAGTTACGGAGTGGATATAAAGGTATTTTTGAAACTGTTACCCCTAAAGTAAAAAATTCGTCAGGTAGGAATAGGATAAGAGAGATGTATGGGCCTAGAATCCCTGATTTATTAACGAGACATGAGATTTATGATACTTGCGTAGAGCCAGCGATAAAAGAAAGGCTGGATGAGAATTTAAATGAAGAGGTGGATGCTTATTTAGCTGCTTCTGCTAGTGGTAAGACAATACAAACGGATTAATATAGATTTTTGGGAGGTTAGAGTAAATGGCTATAGTACAACCAATTTCAACTGATCCGTTAAGTAGTCCTGATCATAGTTTGCAACATAGAATCATAGCGGCG